GGCGCCGACCGCCTTGCGCTCCATGCTCACCGCCTTCTTGACCACCATCTTCTTCAACCCTTCGTCGGCGGCGTCGATGATTGCCCCCATCTTCTTCGGGTTGTAGAAGCCGCAATTGATCGGCCCGTAGCTCATCTCGTCCTTGGTGACGAGGCTGGGGCTCATGCAGAAGCGCTTGTAGGCGTTGATCTCCGGGTAGCTCAGCACCTTGTCCACCGCGGCAATCTCCTCGGTGGTCATCGACTGGGCCAGCTGCTCCTGGGTCGCGTCGGAGAGGGTCTTGGGGGCCTCCTTCTCGTAGATGGCCTCCAGGACGCCCGCGGCGGGCTCGGTGACGGCCCCGAGGACCGGCGCCGCGGTTTCCTGCACCCCGAGCTGGATCAGCTTTTCGAGGGCGCCCAGGGCCTGCGGCTTGGTGTCCACCGTCCCCTTGGGCACCAAGGTGCCACGGCAGAGCGGGTGGTAGGGCGGCACGTCCCAGCCCTTGGACGCGATCTGCGCGTCCGTCATCTTCTCCAGATCATCCAGCCCGGCCTTGGTCTGGCGGGGCCACGGCGCGGCGTTCTTGAGGTCGGCCGGGTCGGTCAGCCGCAGGATCGTGTCGAGCTTCGAGAAGGCCGCCTGGGTCCGGAACACCTTGCCGTGCATCTTGCGGCAGACCGGGCAGGTCGCCTTGTCGAGGATTTCGGTGACCTGATACTCCTCGACATTCATCGCCCCCGCCTGGGCGAGGAAGCCGTAGGAGACGAGGCGCGAGGTGGTCAGGTTGGCCCCGATATCGACGAAGGCCTTGCCGGTCCCCATCACGGCGTTGTTGAGCATCGCCGCCAGCTCGTCCACTTCGGCCTTTGCAATTAACTGCACGGTCTTGACGGGCTGGTTTTCGAGCCGGTCGATGATCGCGTGGGTCACGTCCTTGACCCCGGTCGTCGCGGTGTGGGTCAGGAGGTTGGTAAAGCTCTGCCCCGCCGGTCCGAGCACCTGGAGGATCGGCGAGGACTTCTCGCGCATCAGGACGGCGTCCTTCAGCGGCGCGAGCTGCGAGGCGCCCAGGAGGAGACACTGCACCCCGATATTCTCGACGATCCCCGCGGCGGCCGAGGCGGCGCTGTTGAAGGTGATCGCATCGATCTCCTCGTGCGCCTTGTCCCAGTTCTTGGCCTTGACCGCGGCGTGGATCGCGTCCACCCGCTCCTGGGCGTGGTCGGTGTATTTGCGCTTCAGCTTGGTGGAAAGGCTCTCCTCCAAATCCACCAGCACGTTGATGTCGGGCATGGCTCAGTCACGCGACATGGAGACGACGGCGAGGGCACAGGCGGTCAGCTCCTCGGTGCCGCCGCGCTCGGAAATACCCAGACCGTGGACCTGGGCATCCAGCATCTTCTTGAAGACCACCGCCTCCTTGTTGCTGAGCGAGACCACGTCCGACATCAGCTTCTGCCACTCCGGGTCGCTCTTGGCGATGCCGCGGTCCATCGCGTCGGCGACCTCGATGGCCAGCGCCATGACCCCGGTGATCTCCGCCTTGGCGAGGCTGGCCCCGGGTTTGGGCGGCGCCGTGATGCCCCCCTTGCCGGAGCCCTTGCCCTGGGCGAGGCTGGGCGCCCCGGTGTCCCCGGTCTTCGGGTCCTGCGGGTTGTCCTGGGCCGGGTTGTTCGGGTCTTGGAGCCCGGCCTTCGCCGCCTCGGCCTTGGCGTCGGCCTCCTTGTGGTCGATGTCTTGCTGGTGCTGCATCGCCAGCTTCGCCGGGTCGTTCTTCTCGTCATAGGTCAGGTCGAGACCTGTGATCTCGTTGACGTTGTCGATGACCTCCTCACCCGAGAGGTTGGGCTGGGCGAGGGTCAGACCCTGGAGCATCAGGTTGCTGTCCTTGACGGTCAGCGGCAGCGAGCGGAACTTGTAGCCCTTGCCGCCGATGGCCGGCATCAGGCGCAGGTTGATCACCTCGTCGAAGAGCTGGCGCTCGGGACCGAAGACCTGGGCCTCGGCGACCGTGTAGCTCGCCACCGCGGTCGCGAAATTGTGGTCGTTCGACTTGCCGATGAACAGCTGGGGCAGCCGGAACGCGCGACGGATGCGCTCCTCGCACTTCTCATCGTAGTTCTCGAACATGCTGTCGGCCTGCCGCTCGGAACCGAAGCGCTCGACCGTCACCTTGACGCGGTCCGGGCTCTCCAGCGATCCCGAGCTGGCGTGCGCCTCGATCACCGCGGCGCGGTGCTTGTTCTTGGCCTTGGCGTCGAAATGGCTCTTCAGCGCCTCGACGGCATCGGTGGTCATCGCGCCGCCCTGGACGATCACCAGGAGGGGCGGCACCCCGCCGCTGTCGAAGAAGGACAGGTTGTGCTCCTCCGCCTTGCGGCTGCCGAGGACGCTCGGGGTCTGGGTGACCCAGCGCGGGATGCCATAGGGCGTGTTGACATCCTTCATCAGCGTAAAGTGGAGAAGCGCGGTCGCGCGCTCCTCGGGGGCCGGCGGCGGGTCGCCCGGGTTGATCCAGCGGCCGGTGTTGCGGTTCAGCTCCCGGCTGGCGCCGAACTCCTTGAAGTAGACATACTGGTTGTTCATGCGCTGCACGAAGCGGCGCTCGCGCACGGCGACCTGGACCTTGACGGTCTTGCCGCCTCGGGTCAGTTCCTTCTCGACGAAGACCGGTCGGTCGAGCCGCACCATGCGGACGGTCTTGGCCTCGACATGGCGCAGGAAGACGACCTCGCCGAGCGCGTTGGGGATGACCTCCAGATAGGCGTTCCCGGTCTTCTCCAGATCGTCGCGTAGCTGCTTGCGCTGGGTCATGAAGGAGACGCCCGGCCAGGGCTCGGCGAAGAAGGCCTCCAGGGCCTCCGCCTTGGTGTCATCCTCCGTGGTGCTCGCCTCGCCGTCATCGGGGACGATCTCGTAGCCGGTGCCGTCGATATTGGCCTTCATCGCCTCGATGCAGGGCATCAGGGCGTTGTTGGTCTGACACAGGTATTCGAGCTGGCGGAAGTCGAAGGGCGGCTGGAGGATTTGCTGGCCATCGGGGCCGGAGCTGGCGCTCTCGTAGACCCCGGCGAACTCGTCTTCCAGCTCCTTCAGATTGGACTGGATGCCGGCCTTCTGCATGTAGCTCGGGCTGGCCTGTTCGGCCTTGCTGATCACGTCATCCTCGGGTCCGAGCCTGATCACCCGGACCTCGGGACGCCCGGCCACTGCCGGAACAGAACCCCCGTCTGCCATGGTCGTCTTCCTTAAAGGTGCTTGCCGACTAGCCTCTCACCCTACAGGCAATCGCCTCAGGCAGCCAGCTTGATCTTCTGGAGGTTCGCCCAGTTGTTGTTCTCGCCGGGCTGGCTCACCGCCACGTCCACCGGGAAGGGTATCTGGTGGTCCCACCCGAAGGTCTCCTTGATCGGTAGGGTGCTCATGATCGTCTTGACCCGGTACATCAGCTCCGGCGCCTTATCGGCCCGGACGTAGCCATACGCGGCATCGTGCGTCATCCCGATGACCTGGACCTCTTCGGTCTGGCCCATTTCTCGCTCGATCTCCGCGATGGCCCAGAGGCACAGATCGGAGAGCGTCCCCTGGACCGGGCTGTTGATCGCCTGCCGCTCGGCGTAGGAGCGGGTAGCGCTGTCGTTGCTGCGGATCAGCGGGAGATGACGGATGCGGCCGAGCGGCGAGCGCACCATCAAATGCTGGCGGGCGTGCTGGATGCTCTTGGCGTGCCACGTGAGGAGCCTTGGGTACAGGTCGAAGAAGGCCTTATGGGCGTTCTCGGCCTCCTCCATGGTCATGACGACGCCGTAGGCGATCCGCGCGTACTCGCGGAACCCGCTCGGCCCCATCCCGTAGAGCAGCCCGAAATTCCCGGCCTTGGCGCCTTGCCGCTTGCTCTCGAACAGCTCGCGTTCCGGGGTGCCCTCGGCGAACTCCTTGAGGGCCATGAACTCGCCCAGCTCGTAGCCGGCGAGCTTGGCCCCGGTCACCGCGTGCAGGTCGAGCCCCTGGGCGTAGGCGTTGAGCATCACCTCCTCGCCCGCGATGCAGGCGGTGATGCGCAGCTCCCCCTGGCTGAAGTCGCACTCCCAGAAGACATACTCCACGGGGGCGATGTAACAGGAGCGGAGCTTCTTCGCCCAGTTGATCGCGTTTTTGTGCTTGTGGTGCTTAGGCAGGGTCTGCATCGCCGGGTCTTTGGCGCTGGTCCGACCGGTCAGGGTGCCGCCGTCCTTGTCGTCCTCGTCGGTCTCGAACTGCCCCTTGAAGAGCATGTAGTTCGGATGGAACCGGCCGTCCGGCCTCAGGTGCTCCAGGAACCCGAGGTAAT